GCTCATGTCGGCTTACTCCAAGGCCAATGGGTTCATGCTGCTCACCGGCGATCTCAAAAAGGAAATCCGCAAGGCGCTCAAGGGCGAGTTGCAGCAGCTTGAAAAGCAGGAGAACCCGAGCCCCGCGATCCTCGCCCGCATCGGTGCCGTGCGCCGGTCAATGGAGACGCTCGACTTCGGCCTCGACCGGCCCTTCTTGTCGCTGGCAGGCTTCACGACGCCTGAGACCTTCGACGAGCTGGTCGATTTCTACAATGCGACGAACGGGTTCATTGGTCGCAGCTTGCTGTTCACCGAGCGCGATACGACCCCGCCCCGCAAGAAGGGGTTCAAGCCCCGCCCGATGCCGGAGAAGCTGAAGGGGTCGCTGCAAGATCTCTATGCCGCCGGCAGCTTCGATATGACCGGCTCTGGCCGCGTCGAATACTATGACGACCGTATCCCTGTCCCGACGACGCCGGGCGGCGCAGAGCTGCTCGACAAGGTCTCAGACGCCTTTGAGCAGATGGCAGACGATGCAAAGGCCTCGACTGGTCTGGAGGCGCTGGCCATGCGCGCCTATGAGCAGGTGGCAAAGGTGTCGCTGATCCTCGCCGTGCCCGGCGGCATCCGCACCGAGGAGCACATCCTGTGGGCCTATGCGCTGGTGCGCCGCGACATCCGCGAAAAGATGGATCTGGTGACGTCGAACGAGCGGGCCAAAGACAATCCGCTCATGGCGATGAAAGCCCGCATCATGAACCTGACAGCCGGCGACGAGGGCGAGACGTTCGGCGTGATCTGCAACCGCATGCGGAAATACAAAAAGACCGACGTGCAGAAGTGCCTCGATCAAATGGTCGCCTCGGGGCATCTGATCGTCGAGGAAGGCGCCCACAGGTTCAAGGGCACGATTGTTAAAAGATATAAGGCCGCCAACTAGGCGGCCTTTTTTTTAAGCGATGCGCCAGACTTTTAGAACGTCCCCGTCTTTGCGGCTTCTGAATTTTTTTCCTGTTTTGCCTCCGTAAACGTGGCAGGCATTTTGCGCTCTTTTGAGCAGCGCCGGGTCATCAATGACTGCGCAGTCACCGACCTCCATCAAAACCCATGGCCACTTCAAACGGTTTTCATCAAACGGGATCAGACTGTCTTTAATGATTGTGAACATATCACACCGCCTTTCTGTGTGAACTCTTAATTGTTTTTTGTGTACGGTCAAGGCGGAGCAGGTAGCAAGAGCTGATAATTTAGCGTGCTATCTGCTTTTTCATTTAAAAACAAAAACTTACGAGTAAAAAATGCTGATATTTCGTCCCCTAAGAAAAATCCTAATCCTTTTCCCATGATTTAGAGCATTTAGAAGAGAGTATTAGACTCGGTTTGGAGGATGAATCAAAAGGATTTTAAGATCAAATATCTATACTATCTTCTCTTAAGTCTCTGAATTTGAAGAGTTTCGAACTTAGCGTGTTGGGCCTAAGTGCTTGCTAAGTTGTGCCGCCAGCCACGCTTCGCTGACAAGGCCTTCCTCAATCGCGGTCAGCAACAGATCGGCGCAGCGGGGCAACGGGCGCACCCCGTACACCCAGTGGTGGACCGCACGTTCAGTGCGGCCCGTGATGAAGGCGAGGTCTTTGTGCCTGATGTTGAGACGGGTCAGGCGGGCTTGCAGGTCGCTCATTGGTCGCCCCAAAAATCGTAGGTCCACAAGGCAATCAGGATCAGGACGCTTATGGTTGCCGTCATGCCGAGCATAGGAGGGCCTCCATGGCGGCGAGAGACGTGTCGTGGTGGGTGAGGGTGCCGGCGGGGCTTAGAGCCCGCCAGCGGCCGTTTTTTGCGGGCTGGAACCAGCCCCTGAGTTCGCCGCGCCAGTAGAAGGTCGTCATTGGCCAAGCTCCTTCTGATCTTGCTCCATCAACTCCCAGAGTTGCTGTGTGGTGTAGGCGCTCTCCATGCGGATCACGTCGAAGTGCTGGCCCTGCTCCTCATGCAGGTCGTCAGCCTTCTTTTTGGCCTTGTAGAAATCATCACTGTGATAGAGCGACTTGATGATCGAGCGGCCTTTGGGGACAACGAAATAGGTCATTTCAGCACCGTGATTTTAGCGAGGAGTTTGGGCTTGAGGTTCTGGCGGGTGGTCTGGGTGTAGCACTGTGCAAGCTGGTCTTCCGTCAGGAAGGCCTTCGCCTTCTCGGCAGAGAACGAGTTGACGGCCGTCAGGCTGAAGTCGAGGGCGAATTCTTCGCCAGTGACGTAGGCCTTCAGGTCGTCGCCGGCGGCAGCCATGCAGGCCTCAAGGGCTTCGGCCTTCGAAGCTTCGTAAAGCTTCTTGATTGCCTTGTACTCGGCTTCGATGCGGGCAAAACGGTCTGCGATGTGTGTCATTGGTCTGGTCTCCTTAGATGCCGCGAGCGCGAAGTTCTTGGCGGGTCTGTTTCCATGCGGTGCGCTGCCAGTTGAGGCTCTCTTGCAAGCGGCTGACACCAACCTGACGGCCACGCGCCATGACGTAGGTGGAGATCTCGCTGCGCTCACCAGCTGCCAGTTTTTCAGCAGTGGCCAAACCCATTTCCTTGAGCTTGGCGAGGCGGGCGATCAGGTCTTCAGTGGTGAGGTGTTCAAGGTAAGTACGCATTGGTCTGGTCTCCGTTGGTCTGATGTTCACAATAGTTCTTTTTTGATTCGTGGCAAGAACTTTTTTCTGGTTTTTTACAGGCTCTCGTAAATAAATTCTTCGAGGTCGCACTTGTGCACAGCGATGGTCAGGTGCGGGATCACCAACTCACTTGGTAGGGCAACCTCGTCGCCCTCCTCGTCAGTCAGGTGGATTTCCCAATCGCACAAGCCGTCGATCTCAGCCCAGCGGCTCATGTAGCCAACGTCAGGCTCGGCCGGGTTCACAGTGTACTCAACGTACACCTGACCCGTTGCCCAAAGGCGGCGGTTCTCAATGCGGATCGGGAGTTCGTCGAATTCGAAAATCATGGCTGGTCTCCTTGTTTGGGCTGGTTGGTGGGGGGGGCTTATGCCCCCACCTTTTCTTTGACGAACTCATACGACAGGATGCCGTCAATGCAGGCTTGGCGGTTCCACTCTGGCGTGCCGATCACGCTCCACTGCCACTTATCGTCGTGCGAAGTTTTACCCCAGCAGAAGCAGATCGCGCCAACGCCGAAGTCTTCGGCGCGGATGGCCTTCTCGCCGACGAGCTTGTTATTTTCCCATACGCCGTGCGTTGCGCCAGAAGTCCACTCGTAGCTGCCCTTGGTCAGGCGAACGCGATAAATCTTGCCGTTCTTTTCAACAAACCAGCCATGGCTGGCGTGCTGAACAGGAATGTGGCCGAGAAGTTCGCCCTTAGTGCCGTTGGTGAAATCGAAGATTTTCATTCTGTGCTCCTTGGTCTGGGTTGGTGATTCTTTATTTCACGAATCAAAGAGCCGCACAAGAACTTTTTTCTGGTGCGGCTCTTTTTTTTAACGCAGGGCCTCGATCCGGTCGAGGATGGCAGCCTTCACCGCCTCGGCGTCGCCGAAATAATTGTCCTTGATGGACGCAGCCAGATCCCGTGCCGCCGCCTGACGGTCAGGGTCCGAGATCACGCAGACCCAATGCGTGGCGCCCACAGGCTCGTCATGGGGGCTGGTCACAGTACGGAACTGCTTCACCCGGCCGGTGCGATCAACCTTCGTGGCATAGGCCAGCTTGTAATAGCTCTGCTTGGTCCGCTTGAAGGTCTTGGCGTCGGTGTAGGTGCTCTCATGGCGGATCGCCACAACATCGCCCTTGCGGGCCTTCGGGAAAGTCTTCTTCGGGGTGGCGTAGGCTGAAACAATGCTGGTCATGGTTGGTCTCCTTTGGTTGGGCTGGTTGGGGGGGGGGCTTACGCCCCCCGGTTTTAGTCTTCAAGTTTCACTTTGCCGAAGCAGCCACCGCGCATGGGTGCTTCATACAGGCCCAGTTTTTTGAGCTGCGCGAGATGGCCCTTCCACTTACGCAGCAGCCATCCTTCTGGAAGTGAGCAGTAAATCTCAACCAAACCCCATGCTTTGTCGTCGTCACATGGCTTCCACACTTTTGCGCGGAGGAGGTTGAGAATGAGGGCGGTGTCGTTGGTCATGTTGGTCTCCGTTGGTTGGTCTGTTTCGATGAGTTCATCCTACACGATTCGCGGAGGCTTACAAGAACTTTTTTCTGGTCGTTGCGTTTTTTTTTGTTTTTTTTTATTGTGCCGCATGCAGCGCGCTATCGCATTGACCATCTGTGGATTTCACTCGGGCGAGATATGCGCAGAGCCGTGCTGTTGGTGCTTGGAAAATGCCCAAGCAATTCAGGAGGTTATAAATGCAGAACAATCAGCTCAAGGCCTTTGTCGAAAGGCTGGAACGCCTCGAAGAGGAAAAGAAGGCGATCCAGAACGACATCAAGGAAGTCTTGTCAGAAGCGAAATCTGAAGGCTTCGAACCCAAAATCCTCAAGAAGGTCATAGCTTTGCGCAAGATGGACCCCGAAGAGCGGGAGCGCATGGAGCTTATGATTGCCACTTACATGGCAGCCCTTTAACATCCACACGTTGTGCACAACCGCCCAGCCCTCGTTGCCCCCCTTTCATCGGGGGCTGGGCACCCAGCAAACAGGACGCTGCACATGAGAGGCTTTTCACAGGAAATCGCTGACAAGATCTGCGAGCGCATGATCGAGGGCGAAGATATCGTAACTATCTGTAAAGACAAAGATATGCCGAGCCGGGCAACCGTCTATCGGTGGATGGCGGAGCAGCCCGCTTTTGAGGCACAGTGCGCGCGCGCACGCGAGGGGCTCGCCGATCACGACGCCCACATGATCGGCCGGATCGCCGAAAGCTGCACCGAGAGCAATGCGCAATCGAGCCGCGTCAAGCTGGCTGCGCTGCAATGGCTGGCGGCCAAACGCTCGCCCAAACGCTGGGGCGACAAGATCGAGGTGGATGCAAAGGTCGAGGTGACGAACGCGCCAACCGAGAACTTGATGGCCTTCCTCGCCATGGCCGAGAACAATGGCAAAAAATGATTTTCTCGCCGCATGGAACCGCCTGACGCCATATGAGCAATTGGTCGCGGACTGGCAGCTAGGCTGGATCCACAAGCGACTGGAGCATCAAGTGCCACCGCCCGGCGATTGGACGATCTGGCTTCTGCTCGCAGGGCGCGGCGCCGGCAAAACACGCACCGCAGCCGAGACGCTCGGCGCATGGGCCTGTATGCAGCCCAACACCCGCTGGCTGGTCTCCGCGCCAACTTATGGCGATCTGATCGGCGTCTGCTTTGAAGGCGAATCAGGCCTGATCAATTGCATCCCTCGTGAGTTGGTCGCGGCATACAACAAATCCGACGTCGAGCTGAAGCTGACCAATGGCTCGTTGATCAAGGGCATCACCGCCGAAAAGCCCGAGCGGTTTCGTGGCCCGCAGTTTCACGGTGGCTGGCTCGACGAGCTGGCTGCGTGGCAATACGCCGACGAGGCCTTCGACCTGTTGATGTTCGGCATGCGTCTGGGCTCCTCGCCCAAGCTGATCTGCACGACCACGCCCAAGCCGAACACAATCATCCGCAACCTGCTCAAGCGCGAGGGCAAGGACGTGATCGTCACCCGCGCCTCGACCTACGCCAATCTCGCCAATCTGGCGCCCACGTTCCGCGATCAGATCCTGCGCTATGAAGGCACGACCATCGGCAGGCAGGAAATCCACGCCGAGGTGATCAACCCCGAAGAAATGGGCGTGATCCGCCGCTCGTGGATCAAGCAATGGCCAGCCGACAGGCCGCTGCCCGAGCTTGAATTCATCGTCATGTCGCTCGACACCGCCTTCACCGAAGAAACAGGCTCGGGCGCCGATCCCGACTACAGCGCCTGCACGGTCTGGGGCGTCTTCTCGCCCAAGGCCGACAGGCGCGACGTGATCCTGCTTGATTGCTGGCAGGAGCGGCTGGGCTTCCCAGACCTGATCACCCGCACCAAGAAGGAACTCAAGGCCGTCTATGCGCCCCGCGAACGCTCGGTGCTCAAGCCGTTGTTCGGCCCCGCCTACATGGAAGATTCGGGCCGCAAGCCCGACGTGCTCCTGATCGAGGACAAGGGCTCGGGCATCAGCCTGCGGCAGGCGCTCGGCCGCGAAGGCATCATCTCGGCGCCCTACAATCCCGGCCGCGCCGGCAAGCTGGATCGACTGCATGCGATCTCGCCGCTGTTTGCCGCCGGGCGTGTCTGGGTCGTCGAAAGCAGCAAGGTGCCAAAGCAGTTCGTGAGCTGGGCTGACCCGCTGATCGAGCAGCTCTGCACGTTCTCGGGCTCTGGCTCGATCCCCCACGACGACATGATGGATGCCGCTGTGCAGGGGCTTCGCTACATCGCAGATCGTGATATGATCCGCGTCACACGGCCAGAGGCCCCCGAGCCTCGGATCCACGACGACCGACCGAAGGGCAATCCCTATGCCGCTTAACGACAACGAGACCCCCGGCCAAGCAATGAAGCGCATCGAGGGTGAGATGCGCTCCCCGGCTCGCCCGCAGATGGCGAAGACGTTCACACCTTTGGCTGGTGCGCAGCGCGGCATGGAAGGGTACAGCGCCAATGTCGGAGCAGGCGTGGGTCCGTTGTCTGCGATGGGTCTTGTGTCTGCCGATAAAGAAACAGGCGCACCGACCGTTGCGGGCGGCCGCGTTGGTTTGAACGCTGGCCCGGTCAATCTCGGGTATATCCACATGCAGCCCGCCGCGCCGGTCAAGCCGGTGCAGGGAGTGCAGCTCAACGTCCCGTTCGATGCCGATAGCTATTTCGGCGTGCAGGCCACGAAGACGCCGGGCGGCAACCAGTATGGCGTCAACGTCGGCAAGGGCGGTCTCAACGCCTACGGCTCGTACAATCCAACACGTCGCGATCTGAGCGCAGGCTTCCAGTTTGAGCGCCGCTTCGCCGATGGCGGCCCCGTGCTCACATCAAAGCGCATTGCGTCGAGCTTTGTGCCGCCCGAAGAGCAGGGCGCGATCAGCCCGAGCATGGAAGGCGTGATTGAAGGCGCGCAGGCAGTCGGCCGTGGTTTCGGCCCCGCGCTACAAGCCACCGGCGAATACATCACCAGCACCGCGCCGAGGCAGATGCTCAGTGACGTCGGCACGCTGGCTGGTGGCATGTACGAGGCTGCCAAACAGAATCCCGCCGAGTTTATCGGCGGCATGTTGCCCGGCATTGGCAACATCTACTCGCTGCGCGACATCGACGAGTTAAAAGGCAAGATTGCCGCAGCACGCAACGCTGGCGACGAAGAGACAGCGTTGAAGCTTGAGAAGTTTGTGCCGCTCGCGGCTGTCGGTGCCGCTGCACCGTTCGGCGCTGGTGCGGCAGTCGGCGCAGTCACAAAGGCAGCCGAGCGTGCTGCGGTCAAGGGCGCTGCGCGTGAACTGTCGCCGATTGGTTTGTACAGCTACGGCGCAGAGGCGGCATCAATGTTGCCGCAGGCGAAGGGCACGCCAGAGCAGATGGCGGCGATGTTGACGAAGCAAGGCGTGAAGCCTGTCGAGATGGAAGGATTCACTGAAGCGTTCGCCGGCAAGCCGTCCATCACTGCGGAAGAGGCGTCGCAGTTCTTCAAAGAGAAGATGCCCGTCGTCGAAGAAGTTGTTCTTGGCAAAAAAGGTAATGAATTAACCGAGGCAGAACGCTATCGTTTGCTTGATTTTAATGAACGCAAAACCCCTCTTTCCGCTGAAGAAATTGTTGATCGTGACGCTTTGCAAGCTAGATGGGTTGATTCAATAGGAACTCCTACAAAGTTCAGCCAATACACCCTCCCCGGCGGCGAGAACTACCGCGAAGTGCTGCTGAAGCTGCCTACGCCGATGCAGCAGTATAATGCGTTCACAGAAGAACTCCGAGCCAAATATGGACCCGGCGGTTTTGATAATCTTCCTCTAACGGAGGCGGAGCGCGGCAAGCTTGATAATCTTATAAACGCCGCTGGTGATGAAGGCACGGGCGGGACAGTCCGCTCTAACCACTGGGACGACCCCAACGTCCTCGCGCACATCCGCATGTCTGACCGCACTGGCCCGAACGGCGAGAAGATCCTGCACGTTGAAGAAATCCAGTCCGACTGGGCGCAGAAGGGGCGTAAGGAAGGGTTCAAAGACCCAGAAGCAGATGCTCGTCGGGCTGATCTTTTTGGCCAGCTTGAAGAAATCAAAAAAGAACGCACTCGTGCTTTAAGTGCAGTTAGAGACCAGTTTGACGCTGACAAAGCTGAATTTGAAGCTGCTTATAAACAGCTTATGCTTCAAGCTGAAAAAGAGTTTGATGCTTCAAGGATGAGAACAAGCGACATTGAAAAATACAATGCAGCTTCTGAAGAAGCGTTACGTCAAACTGAGCATCTTCTTTCGCCCGCAGAACAAAAATTTCGGCTGGCATCACAAGAAATAGACAGTCGCTTTGACGGGACGATCAACGCTTTGGAAGAGCAATTTAATGCTCTCCCCAAATCTGGCGATATTCCCTCCGCCCCCTACGTCACCAGCACACAGGGCTGGACCGACCTTGCTTTGAAGCGCGTCCTGAAGGAAGCGGCTGAAGGCGGCTACGACAAGGTTGTCTGGACGCCGGGCGTTGAACAGGCTGCTCGATATGATCTCAGTCAGCACATTGATGAATTAGCTCACTGGCGTGAGGACGGTAAAATTGGGCTTTCTGCGTCAGGCCCAGATGGAACAGTTTTTGATCAGAAAATGGTTTCCCCTGAAGAGTTGCCCACTCTCATAGGACAAGAGTTAGCTAAAAAAATCTTAAACGGGGAGGGCTCCGCTCGTTCAATTTCTGGGTTCCCAGAAGAAACGGGTGTCAGTTTTATTTCTGGTGATGGCTTAAAGGTCGGCGGTGAAGGCATGAAGGGCTACTACGACAAGATCGTGCCCACGCAGCTTGCCAAGCTGACGAAGAAGCTTGATCCAGAAGTGAAAGTAGGCATGACGGACGTTCTGTTGCCGCCAAGCGGAAAGAAGGGCAGCAACAATCCTCCGATTGAGGCACCCGGCATCACCATCACGCCCAAGATGCGTGAGGCGATCATGCAGGGGCTGCCGAACTATGCTGAAGGTGGAAAGGTCGAGCGTCCTGAGACAGGCATAAAAGCTGCGCTTGTTGACCTGCGCGAGGCCGCCAAAAAGCAAAACATCTATCGCCCGAAGCTGGCGTATCTGATCCGTCAGATGGGTGGCGCTGATCACAGACGTTCGCAGCTTCTTGCCAATAATCTCTTGAGCGATGATCTCGACGATCTTGTGCAGCGATTGGAAGATCAGCCGCGCGCTGTTTCCATGATAAAGAAGCTAACTGCAAAAATAGACTGATCTACAAAAATGAGGGGTTATTTTTGATGGATATTGTCTCTTTCATTAAAGAGAATTGCGTTCTCACGTCTGATCAGCAACCACTCTTCAACAGGATCGGCGGCAGGTTTGAGTGGGTGCTCGACATCCGCCGTGCTTTACTCAATCCAGAAGCGATGGCGGCAATTGCCAATGCGTTTCTTGACGAGCACGCGCCGCCGTTTCAATTGGCAGCGGTGGAATCGTCGGGCATTCCGATGATGGCAGCCATTCAAAATGAAGCTCTGCGGCGCGGCATCAAGCTTAATGGCCTGATCGTGCGCAAGAAGCGCAAGAAGCATCTGCAACAGGCGCACATCGACGGGGCATCAGATGGCACACCCGCGATCCTGATTGACGACACGCTGAACAGCGGATCTTCACTCTGCAATGCGGCGGTCAAGCTGCGCGATGCTGGCATCCGGGTTGATCGAGCCTTCGTCGTGGTGAATTTTCATTCCCGCACTGGCGTCAAGAACCTGATCGACCACAAGATATTATCGACATCCATGTTCGACCTTGATGATGTCGGTCTGACATTCAAAGATCCACATGTTCCTGTCATGCGCTACGATGCGGCTTGGACGTTTGCCTCGCAGCGGCCAAACCTTAGCTTTGCTGTCTGCAAGTCCACACCAGTGATCTACAAGCAGTCGATCATGTTTGGGTCAGACTGCGGCTCGTTCTGGTGCTTGGACAAGAACACCGGCCGGCTGAAGTGGTGGCATTCATTTGATGACAAAACTGGCAAGGGGATTATCTCCTCTCCATGCCTTGTCGGCGATAAGGTTTATTTTGGCGTGTACACAGGCGATCTCGTTTGTGTGAGCGCAGAGACCGGCAAGATCATCTGGAAGCACAAAGTCTGCGACTGGATCGGATCGTCGCCGTGCTTTGCCAATGGCATGCTCTACGTTGGGCTGGAATTCCGAGGCAACAAGGACGGCGGGGCGCTGGCGTGCTTTGATGCCGAGACAGGCGCCATCAAGTGGCGGCACACATTCCAAAAACAGCTACACGGCTCGCCGGTCTATTCCGCCAGCCGTAACATGGTGATCCTCGGCACCAATGACGGGACCATGTGCAGCTTTGAGGCCGGCACGGGCAAGCTGGTGCAGGAGCTAAAGGGATTGGGCGCGGTCAAATACCACGCCGCGATCAAAGACGATCTTGCAGTGTTCGGGGCGTTCGATGGCAAGGCATACGTCTGGGACTATGTGACCGGCGAGGTGAAATTCACCTATCAGACTGACGATTTGCTCTACATGCGCCCATTGATTGTGGGCAACCGGGCGTTTCTCGGCTCGTCGGATCACCAGTTTTTGGTCATTGATCTTGAGACGATGAGCTTGGTGGCGGCCTTGGACGTGGGTGAGAAGGTCCACTCGTCCCCTTCCTTTATCAAGGGATTGGTGTATTTTGGAACGTCTAAAGGTGAGCTTTTTGGAATAGACCCCATCACCTTACATGTCCTCGTTCGGCTCCAGTTTCCAGAGAGATTGACGAACGAGGTGGTGTCGGACGGGGATATGCTGTTCGTGTACGCCTTTGACAACAAAATGTGGGCGATAAGACATGACTGAGAAACCCATTCGCAAGGCACTTAAAGTGGCCGCAGGTCTTGGACAAGGCCGCGATGACACCGTTGGTCACCTTGCGACGGGTGAAATCGTCCTTCCGCTTGATCTGCAAAAGAAAAACCCAGAACTCGTTAAAACCTTGCGCCAAGCCTTTGAAAAGGCTGGGATTGACTTTGATCGCTTTGTCGTCGGCTCTGGCAAGAACAAGCTGAACGCTCGCACGTCTGCACCCATGTTTGACGAAGGCGATGGTGGTGGCGGCGGCGATGGCGGAGGTGGAGACGGCGGCGATGGCGGCGGTGGCGGTGAAGGCGGCGGCGGCGAAGGTGGCGAAGGTGAAGGCGGCGGCGAAGGCGAGGGCGAAGGCGAAGGCAACACCGGCGGCGGGGGCTTTAGCGGCAACGACGACGGCGATGGCAGCGGCGGTTTTGGCAGTAATGACAGCGGCAGCAGCGATGTTGGCGGATGGACCGGCAGCAGCGATGTTGGCGGCAGCACCAGCGAAGGCAACACCGGCGGCGGCGGCTGGAGCGGCAACGACGACGGCGATGGTAGCGGCGGGTTCGGAACCAGCGGCGAAGGCTGGGGCGGGTCTTTAGGCGACGCCATCGGCGGCTGGAGCGAATCTTCGACCAGCGGCCAGATGGGCGGTTTTGGAACCAATGCCGGCGGCTCTCTCGGGGACGCGATTGGTGGCTGGGGCGCCATGACCGGAAACCAGCAAGCCAGCGACGCTCTTGGTGCCGCGCTCGGCGCTACACAGTCCGGCACGTTTAGCGTGTCTGGGCCTGTTGGTAGCAACATCGGTCAGGAGCCTATGGGCAGCAACATAGAAGGCCTGCTCATAAGTGAGCAGCCAAACATGGGCAATGAACTTCAAGCCTATGACATCCCGTCCTATTACGCAGCGTTAGATGAGCAGCAAGCACAGATCGCTGCCCAGCAAGCTGCCCAGCAACAGGCCGAGGCGGTTTTGGATGTGACGCCTGCGACCGATCCGGCCGCTCTTGCAACGCTGGCAGCAGCCATGAAGGCCGCAGATCCAGTGCAGACGGCTGTGCAAGAAAACCCAACTGTCTCGCCCCAGATGATTGCTGAAGTGCAGGCGCTCGTAGAAAAAGGTGTCTCGGTTCAAGAGGCCGTACAGCAGGTTGCAGCCAGTAACCCACTGGCAACTGCGGCCCCAACGGTGGCTGCGGCCCCAACTCTTGGGCCGGCGCTTGATATTTCAGTCCCGACCATGACGAGCAATACACCATCTGGTCCGACAGCTATGTCCTCAACGAGTTTTGGGCCGCCGACAGCCATGTCTTCGACAGGTTATGGTCCTCTGACGGCGATGTCTTCGACGGGTTACGAAATTACATCTGGCGATGAGCCAGCGGGTGGCGCCCTTGATGGTCTCGGCGGTGGCGGGTCTTCCGCAGCGAAGCCGTCTGCCCTTGCATCTTTAGGCGTGACAACACAAGCGCAAGGCCCAGTGTCGCCGGCTGCTATTGCTGCCGCTATTGCAAAGGAAACGGGCCGGTCAATCAGCATTCCAGAACTGAATTATCTGCTCTACGGGTACGGTAATGAATCGTCGTTCTACAAGCCTGCGGCGGCGCGTGGCGGCTATTTCGATGCCGATGCGTACTTTGCCAACGGCGGGCTGGTGGCGTCTCCCACGCCTCCCGTGCAGCCGACCGTGGCGGCGTCCCCGACAATGGCCTACACCGATGGGCAAGGGCCTGTTGGAGCGGTTGCCGCGCCGCCGGCAATGGCTCCGTCTGACATGTTTGGCTCTGATGCTCCGCATGCCTCGCCTATGGCATTTGCGCCTGCTGCGGCCGCACCGACACTGACGCCAGATAGCCCAAACTTGGCTACTTACAACGTCAATGCTACGCCTGTGGCCGCTCCGATATCGCAAAACCCGAATTTAGGGTATTCTCTCGGCTTGCCGCCGCTCTCCGCGCTTAAGGGTTAATCCATGGAAGACGAAGATCTGGGTCAAGAAGTCGAGATGGAACAGGACGAGCTTGAAGTCGAGGAAAACGACGACGGCTCGGCCATTGTGACGCTCGACCAGCCCGAAGAAGCCGAAAAAGCGGAATTTTATTCCAATCTCGCCGAGGACATGCCGACGTTCGACCGCATGACGGTCTCGTCGCAACTCCTTGAATTCATCGAGCGTGACAAAGAAGCTCGATCACTGCGCGATAAGCAGTATGAGGAGGGCCTCCGTCGCACCGGCCTCGGCGATGATGCGCCCGGCGGCGCCAACTTCCAAGGCGCAAGCAAGGTCGTGCACCCGATGCTGACCGAAGCTTGCGTCGATTTCTCTTCCCGCGTTGGCAAAGAGATCTTGCCGGCCAAT